GTTGAAACTTCCAAGACTGTGTCCGTCAAAGGGCCCGGTTCCACGTATTGCACGGTGACCAGGTCCCAATTCGATGTGATACGTGCATGGGTGGAGGCTCATGATGCCAAAAAGCTAAACAATTGGCAATTGGCACAGCTGTGCGGACGCAGGGAACCAGACCTAAGCATAATGTTGGCATATGTGAAAACGTGCCCCGCTGTTGTGCGCTACCAACCTGAACACGTTACCGAGACGGTTGATCAGTGTTGGCACACAGTCAGTTTGCTAAGGTCAGGTACCAAGCCAGGAGCCCCTTCTCTCACTACGTTGGCATCTCCTTTTCTTGACAATTACACCATTCCGTTGCGCGACGAAGCAAACATGCGACAGGCTGCTGAAATCCGTGTTCAGAAGCCACAGTTTCGCCGACGTCAGCGCCAACAACGTGTCAAGAGGAGTCACCCACACCTTGAGAGAATTGTCGGTGTGGCTTACGCTGGTATGTTGCGATACGTTAGAACGCCACCTGGTGCACCCTTGACGCCATTAAATGCGTCCGAGCTTTTAGAGCACGCTGAGGGTCCAAACCAGGTGAAAACGTACCAGCAGAGCTTTCAACACCTAGAGCGCAACGGTGCACCCGAGGCACTCAAGGCATTCATGAAAGCAGAGCCATACATCGTCAAATTTGACGATAAAAGTGGATCCACGGGCAAATGCCGCCACATCACGACCATGCCTGTTGGTGTTTACGCAGTCATGGCGCATTTTTGGTACCCCCTTTGCACACATCTGTATGGTGAAGGGGGTCGCCTCGCAAAGTGCTATGCGTTTTCAAAAACGCCACGTGAGCTGGCCGAACAAATGGCGGCAATTTACTCGGGGGGGCGTACCGGGGTGTTTGGTGATTTTTCTTCGTGGGACGGTCACATGCCACACGTGCTTGCGCGGCTGGAGTGTGACACATTCCTGCAATGTTATGCATCCAAACACCACGGCAAAATCAACGCCATGTTCAAGGTTGCCATTTATGGCGCCATGACACGTGCTTTCCAGGAGCTGGTTTTTATCCAAATTGCCGCAACCAAATCTGGCAAGCACCCAACCAGCGGAATGAATACTTTTGCCATCATTTTCATTCTGCTAGTGGCGTTGTTGTACACAATTTCCAGCATTAGCGTTCCGGAAGCTTTAGATTTCATTCTCGAGAACGCTGTGATAGGTGGAGACGACTGGAATTGTGCAACC